GTAGTTATAATGTATTAACAACCTTTGCAAGAGTTAGTCAAATTAGAGGCAACAATGCGATTGAATCTCAAGAACTTGTTTTGCCTAATACCTACGAAATTGGCATTCAGTTTAGAAATAGTTTTACCCCTAGCGAGGATCATAGAATTTTATATAGGTCAAAATATTACAAGATTATTTCTATTAGACTTGATGACCAGAGGCAACACAAAGAGTACGTTATTCAAATGATAGGCATCCAATGAGCGTTACCGTAAAAGGATTAGATAAGGCTTTAGCTGACTTAGATAAAAAAGGAGATAAAGTTATTGAGGCCGTAAAGGAAAAGCTTGCCGATGTAGCTACAGAAATAGAAATTAAAGCCATACAAAGAGCGCCAAGCCAATGGAAAGGATTACCTTTATCAATAAAACAAAGAATAGATAAAGTAGCTGAAAATAATGGTTTAAATTGGAGAGTAGGCGTTCAAAGTGGAGATTCTGATTTTGAAATTGAAGCCTGGCTTGAATTTGGAACCGGACTAAGTGCAAGAGAAATATTAGGTAGACCTCAATATACTCCAGAGATTAGGGCAGTCGCTCAAAGATTTTATAGAAATGGTAAAGGCCGTATAATTGGGCAACCTTACTTATTCCCTTCTTACTTTGAAGCAACAAGTAATTTGGTGGAGGAAATGGAAAAAGAAATAAACGATAATATCAAATGAGAGAAATAGCAACCGACATAAGAGTAGCGGTTTTAAATGCAATTACGCCTTTGGTAGTTAGCACAACTACTATTCCAGTTAGAGACACGTTTATGCCTCCAAGCGTTACTATTCCCGATTTTCAAACTGGTAAAGCTTATGTTTTATTGACAGATCAAAACGAAGCAGAGACAACAAATAACGATTGCTCAATTAGGCAAAGCGTAAATTTTAATATTAATATCGTTACCAAATTTCCTGTAGGTAGTGGAGGTAAAAAAGCAAGTGAATTAATTTCCAATGCTATTCAGTTAAAAATGACAGAACAATATTTGAATTTACCAGCTGATTTGCAGCTAATAAATATTAGAAAGTCGTTTTCTAGAGTTCAAATTGAGCAAGGTTCTACAGAAATAGCTTATCAAAAAATTCTTGGTTATACCTTGGATATTTTTCAAGTATCTTGATAAATAAAAATTTATGTATATTTGTCTAAACAAATAAGCTATGGCAACTTATCAACTTGGTAACTTCTTTACTTTCGAGTGGAACTCTCTTCCAGTCGTTTGTAAAACTTCCGCTTCCGTTTCTATTTCCAATGAATCCGTAGTTGTAAGAAACGACTGCACGGGCGATTATGGAGTAAGACTTGAAGGAGGCGACAAATCTGGTTCATTCTCTTTTTCAGGTGATCTAGATTTTGACTCTACAGGAGCTTCTAACCTTTCAGCATTTGATTTGATGGAAGACATTGGTAAAGTATTTGAATTGATTTTTGGTGGCGTTGATCCAGGTGATAAAATTATTACCGTTGATGCGCAACTTAATTCAATCGAAATTACCGCTGAGAGAAATTCTCAAATTTCTTTTACTGGTACTTTTGACTTTGCTGGCGCTCCTGCAATTACAGTAATACCAACCTAATTATAATTTATGGCTAAATACCATTCTGCGCCTTATAAGGAGGCGGAAATTTTCTTTTACCCTAATCTTGGGGCATTAGCAAATTTTGAAGATTTTACAGGCAAAGGAATTGCAGAGGCTTTTAGTGGTCAAACAATCCCAAGACTAGATTTAATCTATGCTTTATTAATGGAATGCCACAAAGTGGCTTGTATAAGAAAAAGTACAAATCCAATTTCTTTAGAAGAACTAAAGATTTGGGTTGAAGGTAAGGATGTAATGAAGTTATTTAACGACGTACTTGCCGATTTATTAGATGAACTTGGAATGGGCGAAAACCAAGAAAAAAAAATTTAAGTCAAGACCAAGAAGAGGAAGAAGCTTATTCAGCTAGAGAAAATTTAATGCTGATCGTAGGTAGAACGAAAATACCATACGATCAGCTTTTTGCTTTATCTAGAAAAGAGTTAAAGGCTTTAATTAAAGGACACGAAATAGATCAAAAAGACTTAGTCGAATCTTTAAGAGTTCACGCGATTTTAGGTTTACAACCTCACTTAAAGAAAGGAGCAAATATTAATCCAATGCAAATTTGGCCTTTGCCTTGGGATATAAAGCCTAAACCATTCCAATCAAGCGAAGGTGATTTTGCTAAAGCCAAGAAATTGTTGGAAATTGCATCTAAACTAGAAAAAAATGGCAAATCCAAGAATAGAAGTTGAGATAGGTGCTAAAGTAGAAGGCTTATCGGCTGGAGTTAATCAAGCAACAAGTCAACTTGATAAACTAGGAAAATCGGCCCAAGCTACTGCTCCGCAAATTCAAAAATTAACTCAAGCGACCGCTGGATATAATTCTATAGGAACTGACTTTGCTAGAATTATTCAAGATGCACCTTTTGGAATTATTGGTGTTGGTAACAACATTACCCAATTAGCTGGATCTTTTCAAGTATTAAAAAATCAAACAGGATCAACTGGAGCGGCCTTTAAAGCTGCTTTAGGTTCTATTTTAAGTTCTGGTAATGCTTTAGTTTTAGGTATTTCAATTTTGACATCTGCATTTACTTTTTTGCAGATGAAAGGATTTTTTAAGACAGAGGAATCTGTTAAATCTTTAGATGATAGATTAAAAGAATATCAAGATACTTTATCTGGAGTTGCGGCTTCAACTTTAAAAGGAGCACAAGATGCTCAAAAAGAATTAGCAGTTTTAAAAAGTTTAGAAATTCAGGCTACAAATACTTCGGTAAGTACTGAAAAACGATTAAATGCAGTAGAAAAATTACAAAAACTTTACCCTGATTATTTTGGTAATTTAACTAAAGAGCAAATTTTAAATGGAAATGTTGGAGATGCCTATTTAAAAGTAGCTGAAAGTTTATTGGTTAAAGCTAAAGCTCAGGCAGCAACTAATCAACTTGCAGAAAATGGTATTGAATTATTAAGAATTGAATCAAAATTAGAGGATGCTAGAGCTAAAAGATTGCTTGAAACCGCTGATGCACAAGCTCAAATCGATGCTTTAATAGAAAAGAGACAGAAAGAAGGTTTTTTAACTCAAGGTGATTTACAACGTTATGATACTTTGATTAAAAGTTTAAATAAATCTAATGAATCATTAAAGGAGGAAGAGGAGTTAAAAAATGAAATAGCTAAAATAAATAAAGAAAATGATTTTCTAACTTCAGAAATTACAAAGCAAATTCAAGCTGGCGCAACTTTTACAAATGACGCTGCGGATGCAAAGGAAAGAGAGAAAAACGCTTTAGACGCATATTCTAAAAAATTTGACGAATATCTGGCTAATAAAGAAATTGAGGAAAATTTAGAAAACAGGTTATTAACTACTAGAGAGAATTTAGCAAAGATTTCAGAAAGAAATTTTAAAGCTACAAAAGATACAGTTACTTCTTTAGAAAATATTGGGAAAGTAAAAATTGATTTACCAGAATTTGCTCCTGTTATTGAAATCCCAGAAATAGATGATTCAAAATTAACTGCATTTGTATTAAGATTACAAGAATTTAATGCTCAAGTAAGTCAAGTTTTAGAAGGTGGAGCACAACAAACGATTGGTGATTTTGCTTTTGCCATTGGAGACGCTTTAGCAAGTGGTGGCAATGTTTTAAAAGCAGCTGGTGCCGCTTTACTTGGAGGATTAGCTGGAATATTAAACCAATTAGGACAATTAGCAATCGCCACAGGTTTAACAATAACAGGAATTAAAAAGGCTTTACAAACTTTAAATCCAGCCGTAGCGATTGGAGCTGGAGTTGCTTTAATAGCATTGGCTGGTTTTGTTAGTTCTAAGGCAAAAAGTTTAGGTAGTGCAGCTCCTGGCGGAGGCGGTGGAGGAGGTGCTGCATCCGTTGGAGGCGCTGGAGTTGGTGGCGGCTCTTCATTTGTTGGTGGCGCACAAGGTGGATTATTCCAGCAAAATAGAGACGTAAGTGGTGAATTTGTAG